ATTGAATCTGTTGTTGTTTTGACTCCTATTATATTCCATTCTGAAATAACAGTGCGGGCATTATAAAACTTGTGTGCCCAATCACTTACTGTCCAGGTATTATCATCACCAACCAAAATTTTTGACGTATTCATTTCAAATTCCGTATAATTTGGTTTTTCACTCAACATAATCCACGCATAAGCTAGTAATGTATATAAAATCAGGGTATTATCATTAATTGTATTCACTGATCCAGAGGGATTTCCACCCAATTTCATCACCAAAACTCCTTCTGGTGTGATTACCAACGAATTCACTAAATTTCTGTAATAAACCTTCAATCGTTGTAAATTTTCTGGTGTTCGATCTTCATCATGATACATATTCCAGCGGAGTTTTGCACAACCCCACATCATATTTGCTCTTAAGGAGGAATCATATTCACTCTCATCTAAAGCATAACCCTGTCTAAAAATGTTCAATTTCCGGTATAGTATGTCCCAATTTCCTTTGAATGGACTCATTCCTACACCAGATGAACTACGTAAATATGAAGAGTTCATTTTCTCATTCATATCTTCAAACAACCGATTTCCTTGAACAGTACCATCAGTTGCGCCAGCTGTAAACGTTCGGATCTTATTCTCAAGCGTTTTTGCAGTTGGTCTTACTTCCTCTTTCAAAGAATTAGTATTGCAAAAAGTATAATTTGGGTCTAATAAGTTATCCCAATCCACAATTAACCACGGTATAATATCCGGGTCATTTTCAAACAATTCTTTCTTTTTTGCAAACTCTGAATTAAACGGAAAACCCGTTGATGTTGTCTTATCCAATTTTGCCACAACTTCTTCAGTAGTTCTAATCCTTGCACCACTCATATAAGGACTAAAATGTCGTTCAGTCCATTCCCAGGCTTCATTCATGCCTTCTACTTGTTTTATTTCTAAATTGGGAATATCTTTTGCATACTTACTCATTGATTTATAAGCTGCTTCTTGATTTGGTACTGGAAGTCCCCACTCGGGTGCTTGTTCTATATGGTTTTCATCCATAAACGATTTTACATAAATATCAGCACTCCGTTTGTTTTTATACCGCGGGAAACGGTTGACTTTCATCACTAGTGGAAAATATGTTTCTGGCAACCATTTCTGGTGTTCTTCAGAAACCCAAAATTCTTCTCCAAATAGGGAGGCCCCATCCTTCACCTTGTAGCGAGAAGGATACCGTTCATAGAACGGCCTCTCAACTAAAGTTTCTGGGAGAGGGGGCGAGATCGAAAAAGCAAACTATCATAAAATACATTCACATCTTCTTTAACAATCTCTTGCCATTCTGGGGTAATTGGTTCAAAACGTCCAAACGTTTTTCCATTTCCATGGGTCCAAAAACCAACAATTTTTCCATCTAGTGTTAAGACTGGTGATGAACAGTCACCTCCTCGTGTTTTGGCATTACACCAACCTATAGGACTTCCAAATCCTTGAATAACATCGGGGGTTGTTCCATTTCCTTCACCAAATCCAAAAACTGATACAATAGAAGCAACTTTTAAAATCTGTAAGTCACGATTTTTAAAAGGGGATGGAATTCCTGTCACAGGAAAACACCCTATCTCATCATTGATATTAGCAAATTTTGCTAAATCTAGAGGGATGCTGTGAACATGATTCCGCGCATGATAGTTTCCTTCAAAACTCTCGTCAATAACATGATTAACTATATACATGCGACTCCCAATGAGAGTTCCCGTACAACGGTATCTATCATTTTTGTCATAAATTTTATAAATTCCTGATGACAAATCATTGGGATTCCAACTCTGTTTCCTCATCTTCAAAAGCTCTTCTTCCAAACGAGCTTGAGATTCTTTCAAAAATTTCTCAACATCGGCTTTTGCAGCTCGATAAGTTCTCTTTTTGCTTGCATAAATCACTCTCTTCAACTTTGAATCTTCTTTCAAGGAGGGGATTTGCGGAACAGATTGCTCCTTGGCCTCTTGACCACTCATATCATAATGATAATGGTAATAATCAGCTGCATCAATGTGTCGTGCTTCATCTTCTTCAAAATCAGGAAGATCATTATAATCTTCCTCATGCACATAATCAACATTGTCTTCAGCTCCTCCACTCACTTTGTGGGGTGCTCGTTTTCCACCTTTGCCAACTCGAACTCCTCTTGATCGGTTCTTTGTTTTTCCTTTAGCTTGGCAATCAGCTTCATATTCCCATTTTCTGGCTTGTTTTTCACGTGTCATGTAAAAACCTGCCACAAGGACTAAAAGTCCAATTCCAACAGTAAGAATTTTTCCTTTGTGATGTTTCATAGCATTTTTCCCTTCTTCGGAAATCCAATTGCTATATTGTTCTGTTTTTTCC